GCCGATTGAGCGCCAACACCGTCAGCGACCGCTATAGCCCCGCTCGCTGCATCGTTCACGCGCTTGATGTTCTCTTGAATGTTCCCATTAATGAAAGCGTCGGCGACATCCACGCCACGCTCGGCACCCATCGCAATCACCTGATCGTATGAAGTCTTATTCAGTCCCGCAGCGAGAAGCTGGCTCATCTTGCGCCCGAACTCCGACGCGCGCTCAGCCTGCGCTACCAGAACGTCAATCAGGTTTGATCCCTTTTCCTTCACGACATCAAGAGCCGCGCCGAAATCAAACCCCGAGAAGACTCCTTCAGCAATCTTCGTCTTGTATTTGTCAAAGTCTTCAATCGCAGTCTTTACGACACCTTGCGCCGAAGTGATCGCATCGGCGATTGCCTTCTGAGCAGCAGCGAACTTCTTTGATTCCTCCGTAGCCTTGCTAGCGCCACCAGCAAACTTATTGGCAGATTCAGCGCCCAAATCCAGCGCACTAGCAGCCGTACCGGATTCGTATCGCAAGGCGGCCACATTGTCGCGCGCCGCTTCAGAAGCAATTGCCAATCGCTGAGCGCCAGTTAATGGCTTCTGGAATGTCAGCCCTGCCACGTTCGCCCCAGCTTCGAGCATGGCCCCGAAGGATGTCGTAACTCGCTCTGCGCCGTCCTGAAGGGTCTTGAGAGCGCCTGAGAAGTCGAACTGCCGTGCCTGACCCAACGCTATCAGAGCCTTTACCGCCAGATACGTTATCTCACGAACTACTGTCATTCCATTAATGATTACCTTGATACCGGCGACGAATTGCGGGATGTACTGGACAACGCCGCCGATCTGCTTTCCTAGATCGTAGAAGGTTGGCTCTAGCAGTTTGATCGCCCCGCTCAGCGCATCTGCCGCATTCTTCGAATCATCGAAACCCGATACGACTCCGGCCATGAATCCGCGACCGAAGGATTCTTGGAGCTCGCCGATTGCCACGGATACGCGATCCAGCTGACCCTGAAAAGTTGCAGCCTTGATGGCTGCCTGGCCGCCGAAGGTATCCGCAAGCTTCTGCGTGATCAAATCCATGTCGCCGGTCTTCAGTGTCGCCTTGTCGAGGCCAGCGCCGAGCCGTGACAGCCCGCTCGTATTCCCGTCATAGCCCTTGGAAATAGCCGCAACGACACTCTCAAGCGATTTGCCCGTGCCGGCGGCAACATCCTGGGCGATTTTCAGCGTGTCGGTTGCAAGCGCGACATCCCTCGTGCTGCGCAATAGGCGATCCATCGCCGGACGAAGAATGTCATCAGTCGTACCCGTCATCCGAGCCAAGCTGTCTATCGTGGCTTCAACCGACGCCGTGGCACGTTCCATTCCAAGATTCGACATCGTGCGAGCGAGCTTCGCGGCAGCCGCCTCATCTGCTAGGAATGCCTTCACTCCATCAGTGCCGAATTGCAGCGCCATTCGCGCGCCTGCTTCTACTGCTTGCAGTGCAGCAGTGCCGACAGCCGCGCCCATTCCGGCGGCGAAGCCGGACATCCGCGTCATGCCGGCTGAGGTAGTCGCTCCCTGCCTGTCAAGAAGTTGCAGGTCAGCTATAGCACGCTTTACGTCGGCATTGTTGTATTCGCCCGTGATTTGAACGGAGATAGCACCGCGAGCCATCATGCCCCCCTATTGATGAGACGCTCGGCATAGGCGGTAGCCTGATCCATGACGCGCTCTAGATCCTTGCGCGCGTCCGGCCCCTTCGTCATTACCGCATAGAGCAGACCGCGCGGCCCCCGCGCGGTGCCCGCTTCTTTCCCATATTTCTTCTCAAGGTTTGCTGAGAAGGTTCGGCCCTTTGGATTCGGATTATTGGATTTCAATATCGGCTTATGCGTTCCCGCAAGACTGAAGACAGCGCCGCCCCAATCCATCGTGACGATCTTCACCATGTAGAGATTCTTGCCCCATTTGCGAGCATCCTGCGAGAGGCTCACGCGGATCTTAGAGCGAACGCGCGTCCCCGTGAAGCCGAGATCTCGTCCACGGTCAACCGCTACCCATCGGCCCCAATTGCTGAGAGCGTTGCCGGATGGAGTCTGGATACGCGCTTCATCCCTGACCTTCTCACCGGCCTTCTTGAAGCCCTTAGCGATCTCGTCATAGGCATCTTTGTCGAAGCGCTGAAGAAGCTTGATAGTGCGCTGCTCGCCCGTAACCTGAGCCTTCATCACCATCTCTACCGCTTCCTCTGCGCTGCCGCTTGCTCGGTGAATCTCCAACGCAGGTAACGAAGCATCGTGATTTGCATCCGGTCTGACTCCTCCAGAATTACAGAGGGAGCAAGTCCGTATTCATAGGCGAGGTGGCAGATGGTGAAATGGGCGCTGGACTCTCCAAAGGGAGAATCTCCGTCGGTCCTGCGCTTTCATCATCTGCCACCTGCTCAACCGTCGCTAGCCAGTCCTCGAAGGGAAGACTGACGCGCTTCGTTCGATTCAAGCAAGCCCAAGCCAGATACCACATATATTCAAGGCGCTCGCCTATTTTGTTGGTAGGCAGATTGTAGACACGCTCAAAGCTGATCATGTCGGCTCCAGTGCAGAGAACTTTATCTACCCTTGAATCCGAATACGTGACCTCTAGCGGAATTCTGTTGATCATCGCAGGAGCCTTTCTTAGACGGTGCCGCGCGTTACGGTGCCAGAGGTGGGCCAGGTAACAGAAAGCGTAGCCAGATCGCCGACAGCGCTAGCAAAAGGTTGATAAGAATTGACCAAGCAAACAGCCGTATAAGAAGGATTTGTGGCTGACACGGTGCCGGAAGTCGGAAGCAGAACCACTGTGGCGAGCGAGTTCAGGAGCGGAAATAGCGTGGCATCGACGGATGACGCCGCGAAATCCTGCATGAAGTCCAGCGTGATGCTCGCGCTTTTCAAACCGCCCACGCGCGTAGTAAACGATGAGCCGAAAGCAGTTGTCTCTACCTCAGCGGATTCAATCGACAGATCAACAGAGTTAATGGAAGACGAGAAGTCCGTTCCATTAATCGTGACCTTATAGTCAGTTGCAACGAACTTAGCCATTCCTTACTCCTTATGCGTAGACGGTTACTGAGAAGTCAGCGGTTAGATAAATGGTATCGCCTATAGAGCTTGAAGCGTACGAGAGCATTTCCGTAACGTGGAGGGATTGAGCAATTCCGCCGAGCGTCCTGTCAGACTCTATTGCTGTCTTAATGGATGATGCCCCAGTCGGATTGCAGTAGGCATCTATAGAGGCCTGAGCGTTTCGATCAGAGGCGCGTCCAACGATCACCGTTACAACGAATTCATATTGATCTAGGCCGCGATGAAACGCCCGGTCATATGTGATGGTGGAAGGAATAACGACAGCCTGCGGAGGAGTCGGCGCATCAGGAACAGTCGCCGATGTTCGCAGGCCGCTGATCGTTGCCAGGTTGGTAGCGATGCCGGTTCTGAGCGTTCCGATGGTTACGGTCATGCGATGCCGACCATTCTGCGGTATGGCTCCACTAGCTGCGCTACGTCAGGATCTAGCGCTCTCGTAACGCGGACGACTCCAAGCTCATTGAAGCCTGCCACCCCGAGCGGGCTTTGCAGTCTGGTGAAAATTCTTGAGCCTTGCAGTACAGCCGCCTGAGTGACAACGATGGGAACCGCAGGGAAGCCATATACGCCCGTAACCCTGACCGTGGCCTCTCCACCTGCGGCAGGCCAGAGATAGTCCTGTATGGCCCTGATGCGCGTATACGGCACGGTCTGGCCGTTCGCTACTCCATTCAGCGGCTCAAGTTGGTAATCAGTCGTCTTCCACGTTACGTCAAAGACTCCATCGGCCCCGGTAGAGGAAGTGATCGTTACAGCTGTTCCCGCGAGATCGTCAATCTGGATCACGTACTCATCGGAAGGGAAGAAAACACGCGTGACCGTTCCCGATGTCCCGAAGGTCCGACCGCAGTAGCCGTCGATGAGGTCCGATGCTGCGCTGCCTGCCATATTGATAAGCGAATCATCTACGGAGTCGGTGATTCTCAGCGCTGCCTTGATCTGCGCCGTGCTCGCATAGAGCGCCATGCTACGTCCGTTCCCGCAGGTACTTGCCCATCGTATCAATCATTCCTAGCAATTGATGCTGACTGAGGGAGCCTTGAAGGAGTGCCCCTCCAGCGTGAGATTCACGAAAGGATTAAGGCTCATCACTCCTACGCCCATCGAGCGGAGTTTCTTCGCCACCTTCGGCAATTGCTGCTCCCAGACCGGATATGGCTTGGGATCGCCTGGCGCATATCCTTCGATTGCGTCTCGCTCATCCAAGATCCCACAATCAGCGCCAGCAAGGATGATGAACTTCGATCCTAAATACGCCGCAAAATGCATTCCCATATGCAGCGAGGTAGGGCCGCACACTAGATGATCATCATGAGTCGGCCAATGCTCCGCGCAATCAAACGACGAGAACATCTGCGGGTTTGTCTGCACGAAAAAGACGTTCATCTGAGTAGGCCTAGTCTTCGCTGGATAGCCGATACCTTGCTCCACCATCGGAACGATTACCGGCAGATCAGGCCTAGCATCAG